CCAATACGTTGCGCGCAGCCTGCGGTGTCCGCAATGCCGACAAGGTCACGATCAACTGCACTGGGCCGTTCGTCCACAAGACGGCGGCGGACCTTACTGCCGCTGGCGCTCACGCGTACGATGACGCATAGGATAGGTTCATGACGCTACCGAGCAGAGTATTTCAGATCGTTCGCCAGTTCTCCGTGGGGGAGCAGGTAGACCTGTTCCAGATCGACCTTACGGCGCAAGGCGGAAGCGTGTTCTACTGCACCAACAACGTCTTCGAAGAGCGGGTTGCAGTCAAGTTCGGCGGTAACACCTACACCTACCTGCCTGTGGCGTTCGACGACATCGAGATCGACGCCAACGCTGCCCCGAGCCAGCCGAGACTGTCTCTTGCCACTTGCGGCGGTCCTGTGGCGACGATGGTGCAGCAGTATGATGATCTGCGCGGGGCGACTGTCACCCGCATGGTTACCTATGCCGAGTTCTTGGACGAGATGCCCGATGGCACCGGAGCTGTGGTCGCCAATCCTTCAGCCGATCCGACCGCCGTTGTTCGGCGCGAAGTATTTCAGATCGACCAGAAGGAGAGCATCGACAACGTAGCGGCCACGTTCCTGTGCGTCGCTCCGGTCGATGTCGAGGGGGCCATGTTGCCGAGGCGTATCGTGCGCAAGCGGTGGTGCGATGCGATGTACCGGGTCTACGACGCAGACAGCGGGGTCTTCATCTATTTCGCTCAGGCGGACGGCGGCTGCCCGTGGGGCAACACTACGCCAGATGGGGGCAAGTATTTTGACGAGTTCGATAACCCGACGACCATCGATAAGGACAAGTGCTCGAAGCGCCTGCAAGGTTGTTATAAGCGCTTTGGCTTTACCAACACGGCTGGCAATCTGGTGACCAACGTCACTCTGCCCGCTCAGATGTTCCCCGGTGTTCTCGCCACACAGGAGGCTGGCTAGTGGTTGACATCGTTCTTCGTTACCCCGATCCGTTTGATCCGTCAGTGTGCGAGGCTATTCGCCAGCATGCGCTCGCAGAGTACCCCAAGGAAAGCTGCGGGCTCGTGGTCGAGGAAGACGGAGGGGTGCGCTATCTCCCGTGCGAGAACATTGCCGCCGACCCGACCAAGGAGTTCGAGATCGCGTCGGATATCACGCTCAAGTGGATGCAACGGGTTGCACTGAAGGCGTGCGTGCACTCCCATCCGGACGGACCGGCTCACCCGAGCTTCAAGGACGAAGCCCAGCAGATCGCCTCAGGCGTGCCGTGGGGTATCGTGCCAATCCTAGCGATCAACCGCACGGACCCGCAGCCGACCGAAGAAGACCCGACGCCGGTAGGAGAGTGGAACGACAAACCGATGCTCTCTGCCTGCGATATCGTGTGGTGGGGAGACCAACTGCCGCGTGTGCCGTTGGAGAACCGCAAGTTCGTCTGGTGCATCTTTGATTGCTGGGCTCTGGTCCGTGACTTCTACCTTCAGGAGGCAGGCATCGTTCTGTACGAGGTGCCGTGTCACGAGAACTTTGTAGATCGCGGCGACAACATGTTCTTAACAAATGTGGAAAACGCTGGATTGCGGAACTTGGGCAAGATCAGTATGTCGGAACTTCGCAGGGGTGATATCCTGCTAGGTCATCTACGAGGAGAGCACCCGAGCCATGCTGGCGTTTACCTCGGAGGAGACGATTTTCTTCATCACCCGCCACGGAGTGTCAGCGGCGTTGCCAACTTGCTCCGCTGGTGGCCACACATTGACACGGTGTTGAGACATGACGGCTTTGACGAAGCTGCATCTTTACGGGCCGCTGGCTGATCGCTACGGCGCTGAGCATACCGTTCCGCTCGGGGTGACCATCCTCGACGCGGTGCGTATCGTCGAGTGCAACCATCCGGGCTTCCTCATGGCCATACGCAAGGGGAAGTTCCACGTGGCGGTCGGGGACGGTCGGCTCGGATACGATAACGACAATGGCGATATCGAGCTGTGCGGCAGCCGCGCCAGTCAGATATACCAGCATCAGGTCGGCGTGCCGCGTTCGCGTGGCGAGTGGCACCTCGTTCCTGCCATGGCCGGGGGCAAGAACTCCAGCACAGGCAAGATCATCTTCAGCATCATCATTGGTGGCGCGCTGCTCGCTACGGGCATCGGCGGCGCTTTGGACGCAGCAGCCTTGCCGGGCACCGGAGCATCTCTGGGCCTGAGCTTTGGCCTTGGCGCGTCGTCCGGCTTCCTTGGTTTGAGCTATGGCACGATTGCCCTGATGGGTGCGGGTTTCCTGCTCGGCGGCCTCAATATGTTGATCGCCCCTACACCCAAGACCAGCAGTGCCGACAAGAAGCCGACCAGTTTTGCGTTCGATGGTCCGGGCGAGATCGACGACGAGGGCGGACCCGTGCCGATCCTGCTGGGAGAGGCCATCATCGGCGGGGTGCGCGTTGCCAGTGCCCTGACCAGCGAAGGAGCCAATCCGGGCTCGCACCACGTCCATCCGATTGGTGGCGGAGCCGGTGGCTCCACTCCGGCGTTCCATGAGTACTTCGAGACCGGTAGCACGGGCACTACCGGACCCGGTGTCCAGCATCTCATGCTAGTCTGATGATGCACTGGCCCGCCATATTTGCCGGTGCTGGCGGCGGGAAGGGTGGCGACACCCCTACCGAAGCGCCAGACAGCATCTTCACCAACCAGATCGCGCGAGTGATCGACCTCCTGTCGGAGGGCGAGATCGAGGGACTGGTGGATGGGCTGAAGAGCGTCTTCTATAACGAGATCGCGCTTCAGAACGCCGACAACAGCTACAATTTCCAAGGCGCGACGGTGGTCGCCAACCACGGCACCACCGACCAGCCCGCCATCTCCGGTTTCGATGACGTGAAGTCGTCGGTCAGCGTGGCGCAGGATATGCCCGCCAACACGGGCAAGTCGATAAGCTTCCCCAATGACGGCGATGTCAGCACCGTTATTGTCACTATCTCTGGCAGCAATTGGTACAAGGCCGACGACAGCGGCAACGTCAATCCGACCTCGTGCTCGTTCAAGATCGAGAAGTCGGAGAACAGCGGGGCGTTTGTCCTCGTCGACACCTATACGATCAGAGGCAAGCAGAACGACGAGTTCGATATCGATTATAGGGTGCCGATTGACGACACGCGCGGGCAGACAGCGATCAGGGTCACCCGCACAACCGCCGACAGCTCGACGCTCAAGGACAGCAATGGGCTGACGTTCAAGAGCTACACGAAGTGCTCTGAGTACAAGCTCTCTTATCCCAATTACGCCATTGCTGCGCACATCATCAACGCCAAGCAGTTCGGTAACAAGGTGCCGACTAGGCAATATCGGGCTCGGGGTATCAAGTGCCGCGTTCCGTCGAACTATGATCCCGTCGCCCGCACCTATACCGGTCCGTGGGATGGGACGTTCAAGGCCGCCAAGGCGTACACCAGCAATCCGTCATGGCAGTATCTGGAGCTGGTCACCAACAAGCGCTTCGGCTTGGGGCAGTTTTTTCCAGAGGCGTATGTTGACCTGCCCAGCCTCTATATGCTCTCCAAATGGGTTGACGCCTACGAAGCGCGCTTTCCCGTTGGCACCGCAGGAAAGACCGATGACTATGACCCTGTAACGGGTTGCCACGGCGTGCCTGATGGCAAGGGCGGCTTCGAGCCGCGCTGGACGTGCAACGAGTGGATCACCACTAGAGGTCAGGCATTCGATGTCCTGAAGGACATGATATCCAGCTTCAGGGGTAATCTGTACTGGATGCAGGCCAAGCTGTGGGCGCTATCCGATGGCCCGCGCACGCCGGTCAAGATCGTCACCAATGCCAACGTCAAGGGCGGCAAGTTCAGCTACACCGGTAACAGCAACCGGAACCGCAACTCTGTCGTCAATGTCACGTTCCACGATCCGGACCTGATGTATCGTCGCGGCATCGAAACGGTCGAGAACGGCGATCTTATCCGGAAGCTTGGCTACAAGGACACGACCTTCGGCGGCTTCGGTTGTTCTTCGCGCAGTCAGGCTAACCGGCTGGGTAAGGCGCTGCTGTTCACGCAGGAATACGAAAGCTCGCTGGTCAGCTACACCGCCGCGTGGGATCACATGGCGGCGGATGGAACGGACGGCCCGGACGGCGTCGCGCCGGGAGACCAAATCCTGATTGCCGATAAGGAGCGCGGCAATGCCCGTGCTGGTGGACGTGTATTTAGCGTCGCTGGTACAAACGTCACTCTGGACCGCAATGTCGGAGTAACCAGCGGCAACGGCACACTGTACGTAGAGCACGCCTCGGGCGCGGTTGAGTGGCTGACCTGCACGTATTCCACCGCCGATCTGGACGAGGACACCAAGACGGTCGTCAGCCTCACGCAGACCCCGGTCGAAACAATTCAGACCAACGATCTGTTCATTCTGGTCGACACGGGTTTCGATGCTGAGCCCTTCATCGTGGTCAAAATCCGCGAGGTCTCCAAGTTCGAGGCGGAGATTACCGCAGTCAAATGGGACGAGGGCCGCTGGGCTGCGATCTACGACGAGCCTGCGCTGGGCGCGCAACGCAGCTACATGTCGTTGACTAACAGCAAGGTGGGTTACGTACAGCCCGCTGTAGGGCCGGTGAAATGGACTGACCGCTTCACTTATAGCGGTGACCTGTACCGCCGTTTTATCGACCTAAACTGGACGCCGTCTCCAGATGCCAATCTGT